ACGTTATTGGAAAACGAATCCGTGACCTTTACAATAGGGTGAACGTGTCGGGGGTTTTCTTCGACGCTCCAATTGGTCCAGAGGCACTGGCCAAGCCAGACGCTGAGGGCTACTTTCAAACACGGGTCCGTGTGACCTTTGAATCCATCGAGGAACTCTGACCATGGCCACCATCCGAGGCGAACAAGGCTCAGTTCAATTTGACGCCGCAGGCAGCAGCAACGCCAACATTGTTGGCACTCGAAGCTGGAACCTCACAACCACAAAAGAAACTTTGGATACCAGTGCTCACGGAAGCACCTTTCGTTCTTTTGTTGGCAGCTTGGTCAGCGGTTCTGGCACTGTTGAACTGGTTTACGACCCGGACGCGAGTGGCCAAGCAGCGTTTATTGAGGATGTAATCACAGCCGCCGACCCAGCAGACGCAACCTTTGAGCTGTTTACCACCGGCACTAGCTCAGGCAGTGATTCTGTCAGCTTCGCTGGGATTATTACTGATATGGAGATCAGTTCCACGGTTGGCGAGCTTGTGGTTGTTAGCTGCAACTTTATTACCAGCGGCACTATCACTTCCAACCTGCAGTAAGCAGGCTATATTTAAGCCGCAAATGTGTTGCTTAAATGCCTGCTACTGAACGGACGGTTGACTTGCTGGTTGGGGCCTTTGATCTCAACCAGCGCCGTAAGTATGAATTAAAGAACGAGGCAGGTGACAAGGTTGTTGACCTGTACTTCAAACCAATCACCCGTGCTGACCGCAAAAAAGCTCAAAGCCTTGCCGGTACTGAAGAGGCTTTGGTGATCAGCACGCAGATGCTGTGTCAGATGGCTGAGCTTGAGGACGGCACAAAAGCTTTCGCGGCGGCTGATGCTGAGAAGTTACAGCGCAAACTCCCTGAGTCTGTTTTAAATGACGTTGAGCTGTTTTTGTTTGGCCTTGGCGATGAGGCTGCGCTTGACGACGTAAAAAACGACTGAAGCAGGACAAGTGGACTTATTTTGAGTTTTTCTTGGCCTGCGAGTTAGGCATGACAGTTAGCCGGCTTCGCAATGAACTAACTGATGCGGAGCTGGTCCATTTCGCTGCTTACTTTGAGCTGAAAGCTGAACGGGAAGAGAAAGAAATGAATCGCGCAAAGCAGAGACGGAGGTAGCATTGGGTCACTGCTGAGTGGCTAGTGGCTCGTGGCTGAATCCGTCCTCAGGTTTAAGGTTGAAACCAAAGACGCGAACGCCAAGATAAATCGCCTGAGACAGCAGGTGCAAAAGCTTGAGGTTGCAGTCAAGGGCGCAGGTGGTTCTACAAAAGCGGCAGGGACAGGGTTTAAGGCTTTTGGCGGAGGGGCGAAAGCGGCTGCTGTTAGTGCTCGTGGTTTAGGCGCTGCCTTAAGCACGGCTTTAGGCCCAATCACTGCTGTGGTGGCAGCTGCTGCCAGTTTGGGGCAGGTCTTTAGTGTTTTGCGTCAGCAGGATTTTTCTGAAGCCAAGGTGCGTTCCTTGGGCGTCAACAGCCAAGAGTTGACAGCTCGACTTAAAGATGTGAGCGGTGAGCTGTCTGGTCAGGCGAGCGTTTTAGACCTGACCGCTGCTGCTTATGACGTGGCTTCTGCAGGTTTCACTAATGCAGCGGACGCATCAAAGATCTTGAAGGCGGCCAGCCAAGGCGCCACTGGCGGTTTCTCTGACATCAACACCGTTGGTGATGCAACAACGTCTGTCTTGAATGCTTATGGCCTAGAAGCAGACAAGGCGGGCAAATTAGTTGACGGGTTTATACAAACTCAAAACGACGGCAAGATTGTTATCGGGGAATATGCCGCCAACATCGCAAAGGTCGCTCCTGTTGCTGCTGCGCTAGGTGTGCCGCTTGAAGAGGTTAACGCCGCTGTCGCGCAGATTACTGCGGGCGGCCAAGTCGCTGAGGTTACATTTACCTCCCTAAAAACTGCTTTTGCTCAAATTGCGGCGGGCAAAGTCGGCAAAGAGTTTGAGGCGTTTGGCGTTCAAATCAATGCGTCAACTCTTAAGACTGACGGTTTAGCCGGCACCTTAGAAAAAATCAAAAAGTCAGGCGCAGACGCTGGCACTGTGATTAAAGCGTTTGGCACAGAAGCCGGCCCATCAATTCTGGCGCTGCTGAACGATACTGAAAAATACAATCAGCTATTACAGAATCAAAAAGAGGCTCAAGGCGCGGCAGCACAGGCAGCTTTTGAAGCGTCAGACACTATTGATGGGCAGCTAAAGCGTCTTACTACTGCCTTTCAAAATCTGTTTTCTGATCAATCAGAGTTAGGCGTTATTATTAAAGAAACTTTTAAAGTAGCGGCCGTTACTGTTGAAGTTTTAACGGCTGCAATCAATACAACCCTGGCACCTATTAGGGCAATTTTTGCAGCTGTAAATCAAGTAGGCATTGCGATAGGCCAAGCATTAGGGACTGACGGGGTAAGTGCGGCATTCCAGCTTGAGCAAGGTTTCCAGCAAGTGCTGAAAATTACTAGATTGCTTCAGGCGTTTATTATTGGTTTAGGGGTAAAAATTGGCAAAGTTATTGGAAAATTATACGCATTTATTATTAACGGAGGCGTAGCTGTTGCGAAGGGCTTGGTTGGTGTGTTTTCAGGGCTATTTGGCCGAATTGTTTCTTTAATACAGCAAGCCTACAGCTTTATACCAAAACCCATTCGCGATTTTATTGAGGGCAAAGTAAAAGTTGTTACCGACGCGGCAGGTGCCTTAGTTACTGGAGCGACAGGTTTTATTCAAGACACTGTTGATTTGGGCCGGGGATTTGCGGCTGGTTCAGGCATTCAAGTAGGCGATTTTGTTGGTGGCGATGACTTTGGTCCATCGCCCTCTGCAAGCAATGGAATTAGCCCAACAAACAGAAAAAGAGCGCAAGATGAAGAGGCACAACGCTTAGCCAGAATTGCAGAGAAAAATGAGGAGTTAAAAATACAAGCTCAAGAGCAGATAATGCTTGCCGCAGCTCTATCGGACCAAGAGCAAAAAAGGTTTGAAAGAGTTATTAAGGTTGAAGAACTTTTGCGCAATAAAAACGAGCTTTCAGATGCTCAATTGCAAACACAACTTAATCTAACAAATCAACTTTTTGCGCAAGAAGACCAAACCGCAGCGCTAACTGAAGAGCAGAAAAAACAAGCAGAACTTAAAAAAGCCGCACAAGAAGCAGAAAAAGCAAGAATTGAAAACTTAGATCGTATTTACAAGTCAATTGGTGATGCCATATCAAATGGTGTTGTTGATGCGTTGACTGCTGCTGTTGATGGCACTGCTTCACTGGCTGAAGTTGCTCAAAACACCTTAAGAAGCCTTGCAGGTATTATGTTGAAATTTGGTTTGCAAACATTTTTGGGTGGCCTTGGGGGTGGTGATTCAGGCAACATTTTTACTAGATTGTTTGGTGGGGGTAGAGCTAGCGGCGGTACGGTCACCGGGGGTCGTTCTTTCTTGGTTGGGGAGCGTGGCCCTGAACTATTTACGCCAGGTCGATCGGGCAGCATTGCGCCTAATAAATCGCTAGGCGGGGTGAATGTCGGTACGATCAACATATCTGTTGAAAACACCGGAGAGCAGTTGTCACCTCAAGCCCAAAAACAATTGGCAGGGCAGGTTAAAGGGATTGTTCTTGGTACGCTTGCCAATGAACGCCGCAGCGGAGGCATGCTGTAATGACTCACATCGCCTTTAATGACATTCCGCTTGATTCGTCTTTAACTCAAAGGCGCTCTCAGCGCGTACAGCGTGCTCAGTTTGGGGATGGCTACAGCCAAGTTTTGACTGATGGCGTCAACGCCGAAAATGAAATCTGGGAATGTCGAACGCCCCCGCTTACTTTTGCACAAATCAATTCTTTAGAGAGTTTCTTTTTAGAGCAAAAAGGCCAAGCCATAAGTTGGACCCCGCCATATAGCACTAAGACATTCTCTAAACCCTTTACAAGTGGCACTTTGTCTCTGGGTTACACCAACATCAGCGCTTTAACGTTGACCGGATATGTAAGGCCTGCAAATTATTCTGCGAATTTGGTCACAGGGGTGCTCACGTCAATAGACGTACCAAACAATCAAAATATTCCAATCTCTTTGACGCTTGCTGCAAGAAACTATTTGTTAGCTGATGGCTGGCAGATAAGTACAATTGACGCAGCTTACGCTGTTCTGTCTTTTTCTTTAGCGAGGGTGTACGTGTGACCCAATCACCACCAAATGCTGAAACCTTTAAGACTCAGCTAGCTCAAATCGTTGATTTGTTTACTCTTGATATTGCGGCTATCTTGCCCCAAGGGTCTACGGATCAAAGCGTTTACAGATTCGCAAACTGGTCACAGGTAAACGGGAGTGATGTTGTCTACAAAACTCACACCTACACAGCGTTGCCGCTTGAAACGTCTGGCTTTGAATTAAATACGGCTGGGCAGCTTGCAAGGCCCACCATTACCTTTGCCAATGTAGGGCTTGGCATCACTGCTTTGACTAATACCTATGATGATTTGGTAGGCGCAACGGTCCAACGTATCCGGACTTTGACTACCTACTTAGATGGCGCTCCTGGCGCTGACCCCAATGCTTTCTGGGGGCCTGATGAGTGGATCGTTGAGCAAAAAAGCAGTGAAAACAAACTTGCTATTGCTTTTCAGCTGGCCATACCATTTGATTTAGAGGGCAGGTCTTTGCCAGGGCGTAGATTGTTGCGTGAGCAATGCCAGTGGATTTACAAAAGTAGCATTGGTTGTGGCTACACAGGCAGCAGTTTTTTTGACGCCAATGATCAAGCTACTTCGGCAGGCAATGATGTTTGTGGCAAGCGTTTGACGAGTTGCAAGCTACGCTTCGGGAGCACTTCACGTTTGCCTTTTGGCGGCTTCCCCGGCCTAACCGATGCAATGGGCTGATTATGCTTTCTTCTTTTAGCAACCCGACTACGAATGAGCAGCAAGCCAAAATTCGAGTTTGTGCAGAGGCAGCACACCCTATTGAGGCGTGTGGTTTTATTCTGAACAATGGAGACGTCGTTGAATGTACTAACACGTCTAAAGAAGAGAACACTTTTACGATTAGCGCTGAAGAGACTGCTTTGTATTTAGACGACGCGGCAG